GGATAACTTGAAGCATTGCCCGCATCCAAGTGTAATAGCAATCCTGTAGTTATAATAGATGGGGCAGCTGCTGCCACGGTAACAGGTGGTCTCATAACCATTCCGCCTGATGCTTGCATTCCTCCGGTTAGTATCATATTGATCCTATTTTTATATGTGTCCTATGTACTCTGCATTGTATCTGACCATTGTAATAATTTTCAGTTTCTAATACTCTGCGATCCATTTGTTCTCTTGCCTCAAGATAATTACAAGATCCTTTATTCGGACAAATATGTAATATCTCTCTGATAAATTTGTCGGCGCCAAGCGCATCTACATCTTTTTTAACTTCTTCAGATGAAGACCAATAATCGCGCCAGTCTGATTCTACTTTAAGTCTTTTCTTTTTACCTTTAACTACTTTAGTTTTACGAAACCAAAATAGTTTTTTTCCTATATACTTACGTCCAGTAATAGTATTAGTAATCAAATATACATAACCATATGCATTTTCTGGAATGATTTCTAAAGGAGAATTATTATAAAGCCACATAAATACCTATCTAAATAAGTATTTATTATTCGGCAATCTCCCATAAATCCCCGCCCTCTACGAATTTATTATGGTCATCTCTAGGAGGTACAAGGAAATAATCATCAGGGTCTGTCATAACTTCGCCTAACCGCTCAGTAGGCAAACCGTTACCCATAGCTCCGGTTTTTAATAACATAGTTGTTTGAATAGACTTTTTATATCTGTGTCCTTCAGATTCTTCTCTGGACATGTATTCTTTTTGTTTTTCGGAGAATACTTTTTTCTGGTCGGGTGTCCAGTCCCTTGAATTGGCACAAGCCCGGCAACAATAAGTGCCAGGCTTGGTATGTTCAGTCCCGCATTTAGGACAAGTCTTCGTCTTCGATATCTTCGTATTGTTCATCCTGCTGATCCTCATCCATACCAGCACCGCAGAATGGGCAAAACTCTACTTTATAATACTTTGCATCAAGATCATGATTTATCTTGAAGACCGCATCACACTCGACGCACTCGTGATGTTTCCTTGCCATTCTAGCCCCCTTTTCTTAGCTTCTGCTTCAAACACTCGTAAACGAAGATCAGATGAACTAAAGAAATGATCTCGCTTATTAAAGTAAATTTCTATTTTGCGTTTTTCGCAAATTTCTTTTCCTGTAAATTCCACATCCTTATATTCTTCTCCAAGAATACGAACATCAATAGGCAATGCCATAAAGATATCTTCTAATTCTTTTTCAGTAGAATATACAATAATTTCATTTACATGCTTGCATGCCGATACTTGTATCTGTCTTTCAATAATAGATTGAACAGGTTTGTTTTTACTTGTTCTATCCAATGTTGGATCAACTTGTATTGCAGCAATTAAATAATCACACTGGCGTTTTGCTTCTTCAAGCATTATAACATGACCAGCATGAAAAAGATCAAATGTGCTACAAGTTATACCAATTTTAGTTTTACTCATATTTTCTCCACTTCAATATTACATTTATTTAAAAATTCTATACCATCAGTATTTCTATACTGGGTACGATAAAAAACTTTATTTATACCCGCCACATGAATCAATTTTGCACAATCAAAACAAGGTGAATGCGTTAAGTACATTGTTGCATTTATACCCGATTCCGACGAACGAGCTAATTTACCAATGGCATTTGCTTCGGCATGAAGTACTTCAGGTTTAGTTTTTAATCCTCTGTTAATTAAAGTTTGCAGTTCTCCGAACACGGCATCTGAAAACCCTATGTCTTCATATTCGCAATCGTTATCCCAACCTGCAGGTGTGCCATTATAACCTATAGAAATTACTCTATCATCTTTAGTAATAATTGCACCAACCTTTAACCTTTTAGCATAGGATAATTCAGCATATCCTTCTGCTGCTTTCATATGTGCATAATCAATTTTGTTCGGCATCCCATTTACCTTCCGGACAAGATTGTCCCTTCATCATTGTCTTGCCCCATATAGCACATCCACACGAATTGCAAAATTTTGCACCTACAATTATTTTTAAATGCTCACATGAATTACAAATTAATCTTCTTTTGTCAATAAATGATATAGGTTGCTCTTGCATTTACGCTGCCTTTCCCCAAACATCATGCCAATCGCCTGACAATGCACCCTTCGCATAATCAGTTGCTCTGTTCTCAAAGAAATTAGTATGTGTAGGTGCATTAATCATTTCCTCTACCCAAGGCAAAGGATTCTTTTTGCGCTTAAAAATACCTTTTAAGCCAAGACTAATCAAACGTCTATCAGCAATGTATCGAATATATTCTTTTACTTCCTGCTCTGTTAGGCCCTCGATTGCGCCTGAACGGAAAGATAGTTCAATAAATTTATCTTCAAGACTAACCATCTTCTCCGCAATCGAGTATATTTTGCCTTTGAGATCATCATTCCATACCTCTTTATTTTCTTCTATGTATGTTCTGAAAAGTTTAATCATTGCTTCGGCATGCTGCGTTTCATCTACAATAGACCAGGTAACGATCTGACCCATGCCTTTCATTTTACCATGACGAGGAAAATTAAGTAACATAATAAAGGAAGAGAATAATTGCATTCCCTCAGTAAATGCAGAGAATACAGCAATATGTTTTGCAGTGGATGCAAGGTCACCGTTCTTAGAACTTAGATCAAGAACGTACTCATGCTTATCTCGCATCTCTTGATATTCTAAAAATTGATTATACATTGTTTCTGGTAGACCAAGTGTCTCAATCAAATGGCTATATGCAGCAATATGAAGAGCTTCTCTTGCGGCAAATCCCAACAGCATCATACGAATCTCTGGCTGAGGAAAATATGGAAGATAGTTCTTTACATAACCACCCGCCACATCAATATCACCTTGAGTAAAAAATCTAAAGATGTGTGTTAGGAATTGTTTTTCCTCAGTTGTAAGTTTCTTTTTCCAATCTTTAACATCTTCAAGCATTGGCACTTCTGTATGTAGCCAATGTGACTGTTCATGTTTCAACCAAGCATCATACGCCCAAGGATAGAAAAAAGGCTTGAAAGAATTTCTTTCATCTGTTACTCTTGATTTTTTACTGTTAACCATTAATCCATTCCCTTAATTCGCTAGGAGTTTTTACTCCAGTTATTTTCTTTAAAACTGCATTGTCTTCTACCATTACTAAAGTAGGAACAGACCTAATCCCATATTCTATCGCAACATCGGGATATACGTCAATATCAACAACTTCGATAGGCAAACCTGTTTCTAAGTTTTCTAATTGTTTGGCCATTGTTTTACACGGCATACACCAAGATGCCGTAAATCTTAAAATCTTCTTCACTTAATTATATCCTTTTTCTACATTTTTATCCTTTTCTTGACACTTGTTACAATTGCATTCTGTACAATCGCATCCATCTGTCAAGCAACTTAGACCACAATGTGCTTCGCAGCCACATCTACATTTATATTGTATATATCGTTCGTGTAAAAATTGTTCTGGCATTTTTGTTTCCTTATTCGGTCATTCGCCATTTGTTCTCGGGCATTCCATAGTCCCACTTTGGATCCATCTCAACATTCCATCTGGTAGTAGCAACATTAAAGTCTGGTATTTTCATCTGTTTAGGATTAGACGCAGGTTCTAAAATAACAATACGATTATTTGGTTGTGCTGCAAATTGTCCATTGTCACACTTGATGAAGTTAAAGGATTTATGATCCTCAACATCCTCGCTGTGTCCGCAATCAAGAATATTAAAATCGGAATGTGCAGAATCAACAGTAAAAAGATATTCACCTTCCAACCATGATCCATCCTTCATTTTAATTTTGCATCTCATATTTGCTATCATTGCTTTTTTAATTACAGTGATATCATATGACATGCTGTTCCACAATTGCAAAAAGTCTAAAGGATATGGAGTACCCTCTATCGGTTTCCAGCAATAGGCATGCAATGGTAATTTATCATATAATGCGCCATAGTTATTTAAGTATGACTCAATTCTAAATGCTTGACTTCTTTGTGATTTAATTGTTAACCACCAGCATGGTTCAAGTTCATCATGTCCTTTTTGAAAATCGTAAAGAAACTCTCTTCTAACAAAGGCTTTTACTGGTGGTAAGTTTGCAACTATATGAGCCATTTAACCCTCGCATGCCAAACAGGCATCTCCCTCAACCATTGCCTTCATATCTAATTCTTTGATTACTTCTCTCTCAATTTTCTTAGATACTTTATCCGCTTTACCAATTTTCTCAGAGCGGCAATAGTATAATGTTTTCAATCCTAGCTTCCATGCCATAAAATGTACAGCATGCAAATATTTTACGTGTGAATCTGGTCTAAAGAATAAATTAACAGATTGTGCTTGGTCAATATATTGCTGACGATCTGCCGCGTGTTGTACAACCCAACGCTGATCTATCTCCATAGATGTTTTAAAAACATCTTTTGTCCATTCATCCATCCATTCTAAGTGTTGACAAGACCCATCATTGGCAATGATAGATGACCAAATTTCATCTACCGCTGCTTGATCGCAAGCCTGCTCTGGATTACCATGTTGTAAATATTTTTTAATAATATTATCTAACCATTTATTTTTATTCAACATTGAGCCGCTTAAGGTATCTTGCCTATAAGCATTAGCACGCAAAGGCTCAATAGAAGGACTAGTATTGCCCATGATAATAGAGGAAGAAGCATTAGGAGCGATAGCCAACATATGGCTAAACCTACGCCCAGTGCCAACAGCATCAGGCGCCTCACCCCTTTCTTTACCCAAGTCAATATTTGCTGCATCTAAACCCCCACGAATGTGTTTGAATATTTGATGATTGCGACCTACTGCGAGTGACGATTCCCACGGAATATTGTTTCGTTGCAGATAAGCATGCCAACCCAAAGCGCCGATGCCAATGCTGCGCTCACGCATTGCAGAATACTTAGCCCGTCCGATTGCTGAAGGAGCATTATCAATAAAATACTGAAGAACATTGTCAAGCATTTCTGCAACATCACGAAGGAATATAGTATCATTTTTCCAGTCATCATAGTACTCCAAATTTAAAGATGATAGGCAACACACCGCTGTTCTATCTTTATCGGTAGGTAAAATAATTTCAGAACATAGATTAGATTGTCTGATACTTAAACCTAGATCTTTTTGAAACTGAGGCATTGCTCTATTACTGGCATCAATAAAGTGCAAGTAAGGTTCACCTGTTTGCATTCTCATTTCAATAATGCGTTGCCATAGTTCTCTGGCGGAAATAGTATCTCTAACTTCTTTGGTGTGAGGATCTTTTAATTCCCATGTATCATCTGCATCTTTATTAATCATACAATGTTCAACCAATTGCATAAAGTCATCAGTAATATTAATACCGTGATGCAAATTAAGTGTCCTCATATTAGGATCACCTGTCGGTTTTCTCATTTCAAGAAATATGAGAATGTCGGGATGAGAGATATCCAGATAAGCAGCATAACTACCGCGCCGAGTCCGCCCTTGGCGGTAAGCGAGTGAGGATGCATCATAAGTGCGAAGATGAGGCATAACGCCAACAGATTTATCATCAGCAGAACGAATACCAATACCAATTCCTACACCTCCGCCTAACATTGATAGCCAATTTACTTCGGCAAGAGTATTGACAAGACCTTCTGCACTATCATCAAGATATGGTAAAAAACAGCTAATAGGAAGACCCCGCTTGCTCCTGCCAAAAGAAAGAATAGGAGTAGAGTACGATAACCAATGTTTGCTAGAATACTCATAAAGTCTTTGAGCGTGTTCTTGATTTGATCCGAACGATTTTGATACAAATGCAAATCTTTCTTGAGGTGATTTTTCCTCATCCTTCATGTAACTTTCTTTTAATCTTTTTATTCCCAATTCATCAAATAAACTATCTCTAGAATAATCGACATTAATCCCATGGACTACATCTTTAGTCATCTTCTCTCCAATTTTTGTTATTTTATTGATTCAAATATATTTTTCTGCACACCATACCATTCAATCCATGCGTCATTTTTAATAGCGCATTCATAGTATGTAGTATAATTTATTGTGACAGTTTTTGCTACATCGCTTAGCTTTGCATCAGCATTTAGTTTTTCTAATTGAGGGCATTGTTGCATAATAGTCGCAGGTGCATCTGGAAATTTTGCAGTAACGGGTACTACTGTAGAACATCCCGCGCACATTACAACGAAAAGTATTGCTATTATAACAAACAATATAGTACTAATCTTTTGCTGACTTTCATAATTTTTCATTTCGTTGCTGCCCTATTATGTGCTTCAATAAATTCTTTTGGTATCTCGCATTGTCCGCCAGGAAGAAACTTAGTATCATACTTGACAATTTCTTTATCTATATACTTAACTATGTCTTGACCTTTTTGCTTAACTATTTGAGTCTTAGTAACAACTTTTTCAACCAATTTTATATTTTCTTTTGCGGATTGTACTTCAGCTTCTGCTACCTTGGCTTCCATTTCTTTTACTCTTGCTTGCCAAACTTCTTCATTTGAGATTGCACCCACCATAAAGAGACCAAAGGCAAAGGTAATCGCGGATGTGGTACCCACGATTTCTTTATAGTATTTTGGTAAGAATTTTGCGATTAAAAGACCAATACCTGCACCGAATAAAATGTAGTAAAATATCCAGTTAGGTAAGAATTGAAGAATCCACATTTTTTGCCCCTAGAGCTATTATATATTTGTTTGTAACTCTTTAGAAAGAGGAAAAACTGTAGCAATTACTTCTGCACAAGCCTTCGCAATATTTATATGTTCCTTCTGTGTTCCGTTCTCAGATCTCAATTGAATGTAATGTATCCAACTGCGGAGTGTGCCGGCCATATACAAACGGCTTACAGTTAACCCCTCAGGTAGGACTGCTCTGGCTTGTTCTTTTGCAATACCATTTGAGATAGCCCATTCATATGCATTTTTAGCTTCATCAATAACTCGTTTTTGTCTTTCTTCCCAAAATGCCTGCAATGCTAAATTATCAGTTTCAATACTATTTTGTCTATTCTTAGTATCTTGCAACCGAGCCTCACGCAGGACAAAATCCAAATCTTTTGTTGGATCGGCATAGCGTTGACTAAATTCTTGAAATGAGAAAGATCTGTGGCGTAAAATTTGTCTTGCAATATCTCTGGTTGTTTCAATCTCAAGTGTGAGATGAACCATTTCCAAAGGAGACCAATGCTTATTTTTAATTAAATATTTAATTAATTTTTCTGCAGTATCTTTATTTGCCTGATTAGAAGGATTTGAAACTCGCGCACAATATGCTACGAGTTCCGTCATATTATCTGCAGTATTATCTGCAGGTTGTGAATAATTTATAATTTTTACTTTCAAGGTAACACACCATCCCATCTATAAGTTCTAACTGGTTTATTTTGTTCATATTTAATAGCGGCAAACCATACAGCCATCCATTTTTCTTTTTCTTCCTGACTTGGCAAATCAATGAGTTTAAAATTAGTATAAAGCCAATGCTCGAAACCTTCTTTATCGTCGTGTTTCATTTAATTGTATTCTCCTTTTTCATCGGTAAAACCTTCCTCATTTTGTAGTGGTGCCTGTGGTTCTGCATCAGAATAGCGGTAAACGTATTGAGGCTTTTCTGGTACTGTGTATGGGAAGGTTACTGGCACACGACTTTCGCGGCAGGTGTAATAAGATTTAAATATTCCGCCTTCAAATCTTTGCCACTCCCAAAATACTTTGCCATCTATATCATATGCGCCAGTATTATCCTTGAATACATGAGATGCTCTTTTATTCTGATATAATGGTCCATCATCACTTCCACCATATTCTGTTATGTTATGCCATTCTGAATCTTCTCCAGTTAAAGGAGTGATTGGTTTAAAACTTGCAAGTTTTGAAAAAAGATTAATGGCATATGGCGCTGTCGATCCTGAATGCCCTTCTTCGGAGAATATCTCTATCAATTTCAATACGTGCTTACAAATTAATTCTTGCATTTCATCAGTATAATTGCCACTGTCATCTAACCAACCCGCGGCTTTAAATTCTTCCAATGCATGACTATTTAAATTACTCAATTGTATTCACCTTTATAATTCTTCAATGCGGGTTTGCGGCGTAACATACGACCTAGTTTAAATAACCATGTCCAATTCCATATGTGGTGAAAGCCAATGATAACTCTCAGATATGGTACAATAAAACCAACAGAAATACTATCTGATTGTAAATTGGCATCAACACCAAAACTAAAATGTTCTAGTGTCC